GTCGAATTATCCATGATCTGCGCGAGGAGAACGAACGCCTGCAAGCCGTCGTCGAGGCGGCGGAAAACCTGCGTTCGTCTTTTGAGGCCAACAAGCCATACAGCATCAGAGACGAAACCATGCTGGCAATGCTTGGGGTTGAGTATCTTTGTAAGTCGCTCAGTGCCCACGACGCAGCGAAGGGGGGCGGAAATGAGTGACGTGCGGCTTGTGACCGTTGATGAGCTGAATGTGCCTGAGTGTCTGCATGACGTCTACGAAATCATCGAAGATTCCCCGCACGGGACGCACCTGCTGGTGCCGGTGGAGAATGCGCGGAAGGACAAGGGCACCGGCTTCTACTTCAGGTGGCTTCATGGTGTTGAAGACTGCCCCACCTGCGGCGGGAGTGGTGAGAAGGAGTACCACCGAGAACCCGATGGTCCTGGATTCGAAGACGTGGAGAGATGGAAGTGCCCTACCTGCAACGGTCGAGGATGGATGCTGGCGAAGGGCGGTGAGAAGTGAACCTCAATCGGCGCTCCATGATGAAAATGTGCCTGGGAGCCGCCATTTGGTGCCTCTCGCCGCGTTTGGACCCCATACCAGGGGTACGGGCCGCCCGGACCCGCTGCGAGCTAGAGAGGCTCAAGATCGAGCTGATCGAGGCTCACGTCCGCAACCTCGAGCGGGCATTCATGGGGCAGCTGATCTACAACCCGGAAACGTGCCGACTGGAGGACTTGGAAGATGGAAGGTCCACACACACAAAGGGGGAAGGATCTCATGCTCGAGCTCGAGTTGCTCTCACTCCGAGATCACAACCCCGATAACTGCCCGTGCGGGAAGTGCGGGACGATCACCAGGGCCGCCGACCGGCTCCGCGAGCTCCGCGAGGAGCTCGAGGGCTTGCGGGCCGACCGCCTGGAGAGGAGGAGAAATGACTGAGCAAGGCATGAACTACAAGGTCGATCCGACACGCTACGACGAGTACAAGGACTGGACGGGGGTGTTCGTCCGTGCTCAATGGCCCGGAGAGGGGTACGGGAGCTACGACATAGCGCAGCTCGACCGCGACTCCCTCGTGCATTTCCTGACCCACCGACTCAGCCCGGAGGGTGTGGCCGGCTTGGTTGCCGCCCTCATGAATCACGGCCGCGAGAAAAAGCGCATCGGGGTGGAATACCGATGAGGTTCTGGTACGACCTTTCCAGTCATTGGGAGATGCTCCAGGCGGCAGCTGAGGAGCTCAAGAAAAAGACAAAGGATTACCCCGGATCGAAGTATCGAGCTTGGCGGCCAGATCGCGAATTCGTGGGATTGTGCGGAGAGTTCGGATTCGCCAAGCTTACCGGCCTGCCGTTTGACTTGGAGCGCAGAATCTCGGGGGAGGGGGATGGGGGCTTCGACTTCCCGGACATTGGCGTCAAAACAGTGGACCATCCGACACCGCAGCTCTGGGTAGGGCTATGGCAGAAGCTCGAGGCCCCGTATTGGGTGCTGATGCATCTCCAGCGAAATCTAAAACGAGTTCGATACCTTGGGTGGATGCATCTCAACGTCGTGGAGACGTATCCCGTCAAGTCTCCAAACGGCTCGGATTGGCCTTCATACGTCGTACCTCACCAGGATTTGACGAAGGGTGAATGGCCGCCGTCGCTTGCACCACCAGAACAGCCAGCTTTTTCATTCACGCCGCGAATACCAGAGGAGAAATACCATGAGCGATGACCCATTCCCCCCGAACTTCGATCCGTCCCTCGGAATGAGCCCAGGCCCGCCCGAAGAAGTCGAGGGGCGGGCCTACGTTGGCGGGACAGCTTGGCCGCTGCCCGATCCCGCTGCCCTTCGGGGTCGCCCGCAACAACCGCCGCAACATCAGGGGTTGCTACCCGAGCTCGGTGAGCTCGAGCAAGGCGCTGAGATGACCGTCCAGCTGCTCCAAGAACTCGGGGAGCGGCTCGAGCCCGTGCTCACCCCTGAACACCCAACGCCGGAAGGTCCGGCACCGTCCGGCCAAATGCTCAACGCGGCGGCCCCCGTGTCTAACGTCACCGCGAGGATCAGGGAGCTCCAGCGCCGCAACATGTACATGCAAATGAAAATCAACCAGCTGTTGTCGAGGTTGGCGCTATGAACGTAGTGCGCCGACCGCATCTCGGGTTCCAGGTGTACGGGACGCCCAAGGGCAAGGGCTCCATGCGTCCCATCAAAACCAAAGGCGGGAAGGTCATCATGACCCACCCGAAGGACTCCGTGGAGTTTCAAGAGCTGTGCTCGAGGGCTGCCATGCGGGCCGCCGAGCGGTGCCGCGAGGAAGGGGTAGACGCGCAGCTGGCCGGCCCCTGCATGGTGTCGATCGTCTTCCGCCTCCAAAGACCCAAGGGCCACTACGGCACGGGCCGTAACGCTGGCATCCTCAAGGCCAGCTCCCCGCACGTCCCGGTCACGAAGCCGGACGTGGACAAAATGGTCCGAGTGGTGCTCGACGCCCTCACGGGGATCGCCTTCATGGATGACAGCCAGGTCGTCGAGCTCCGCGCCCTCAAGAAGTACGCCGACGACAATCCACACCCCCCAGGCGCAACCTGTCAGGTCTACGAGCTACAATTCGAGGAGGAGGGCTGATGTTGAAACTCGACCCCAAACACGTCATGCGCTGCGAGAATTGCGGGATGTTGCTCCCAACGGTGGAGATCGCCCCCGGCAAGTTCGCCGCAGTTCAACCCGTCGCCGTCATCTCTCTGGCTCCAGGCAAGTTCAAGATTCAACCCCCGGACGGAACCCGGATGGTTCCGCAAGAGATCCTCGCCAAGATGCTTGAGCACAGTATCTACGCCTCGGAAACCCTCCCGGCTTTCATCCCGCACGACTTCGCTTGTACTTCGACGCCAGAGGGAACCAAAGCACCGCTGATGATCGACCTTACCGACATGCAACGCGACCCGGTCGAGGAGGAACGCAAGGACCAAGCCGAACTCCTCGATTTCATGGGGAAAGCGGCGGAAAAGGTGCAACGATGAAAGACAAGAACACTCGAATCGCGCAACGCGCCGGCCCGGAACCCTTCAAAGATCCGATGATTGCGGCCGTCGTCCGCGACCTCGCCTCCCGGCTCAATGCGTGGTCACGCGACAACTTCCCAAACCGCGACCCATTCGATCACCTGCGCGACCTCGCGCACTCTGGCGCCCTCGTGCTCCACCAGGCGGAGACCTCGACGGTGGTTGACGATCTCCCCGCCGAGCTGATGGAAATTACCGTGAGCTATCGAGGCGACCTGCTCGTGAGTTGCTCAATCGCGTGGCATGGCTCGCGGGTGGTGGGTATAGATTGGCACGGCCTCGGACACGTCGCGTCAAAAAAAGGGGAGCCCGAAGGCTCCCCGGTGTTGTGGTTGACCGCTCCGCTAGGCGGTGGGCGAGATCCCATCCACTAGGCGCTCCGCGAACTCGACCGCGTCGGGGGTGGCCTTGTTGTACCAGCAGCCCCCCCGGCGCGACCACCGGAACCCCGCCGCCTTGAGCTGGAGACGCACGGCCTCCGGTGGTTTGGCCGGGAATCGCACCTCTACGCCGTTGCGCTCCTCGTTGCGCCTCATGCACACGCCCTCACCCGTCGCGACGTCCTGCGCCACCGTGGCGGCCCTGTGGATGCGTTCGGCCAGCTGCCGCGCCTCCTCCTGTGAGTGATTCGCCCTCGACAGCCCCACGCCGGACGTTACGACCGCCCCGCCGCGCTCGACGTGCCACGTCTTACCCTTCGGTGTGCGGTGGAACTCCGGCCACTTCGGCCCCTCGAAGATGTCTAGCGTCTTTTCGTGACCGCTCCCGCTACACGCCGCGCATTTCGCCTTCCCGTCGCTCGTGAACTGGAGCGGGGAAACGGTGTTCTTGAACAGCGGGACAGATCCGGGACAGTGAACCGCCGAGTATGCCGCGTGGTACTCCTCCGGGTTCTCCCTCGCCTCCCCGATTGTGAACGGGATTTCTGGATCATCCCCGCGCCCTTGGCACCTCGGACACGGTCCCACGGTGCGCCACTCCCGCACCTCCTCCGCGTACCCGCTGCGCGTCTTGACGGTGCACCCCGACACGTCCACGCATGCGATGAGGAGCTCCCCGCCGTGCTCCAGGGTGGCGACTCCCCACCAATGGTCCGGCTCGAAATAGTCCGTCATCGGGTCGCTCTTGTCGTCGGTCCACCCCCACAGCTTCCACCCGAGAGCCCGCAGCTCCCGACCCACCGCCGCCTGTGCGCTCTGCCTGTCGATGTGATGCATTGCCATTTCTTCCCCCTTTCAGCCCAATTCGGACTCGTTACACGCTTCGTAGGCGTCCGGGTGGACGAAGTGAGGCTCCATCCCCGCCGCCTTCCGTTGCTCGTTGGCCTTGGTGACGCACGACGCGCAGACAGGCTCGCGCCGCCCCTCGACGCGCACGCTCGGCACCTTGACCGGGTTAAATGTGAACTGCCGCCCGCAGGCGATACAGTGACCAACACAGAATGCGTAACCCATTACGACACCTCCTCCAGCTCGGCCGCGTTCTTGTAGAGCTTCGCGACCGCGTGCGGGATCTCGCCCACGTACATGGACACGAAATAACCGTACCGCGCAACGCTTCCCTCTTGGCAGTCACTCGACGCCGTCAACCGTTTCAGCGTTGCCCGCGTCTTACGCATGGCGGAATCAATCGCGCAAAGCCACAGCTCCGCCTCAGGGTGGCGCTCCACCTCCGGCGCGTTCATGACGGCACCTCCTCTCGATCGGCGGTGTCCACGCGCAGCATCAAACCCATGTACGTCTGGATCAGCTGGCGAAACGTGGGCTCCGGGTCCGGGTGATTCTCCTCCGGCACACTCAGCAGCCGTGTACCCTCCGGCCAATCGGTGGCGAGGGCGTCAAAGTAAATCGCCGGTTGATTCTCCGTCTCCCACAACGCGAGCTGATTGCACAACGCGATCGCAACCGCGACCGCGTCCAACCTGACGAGCACGTCCGGCGCGAGCTGCCGCCCGTCCACCGTCTCCGCCGCCCTGATGACCGGACGCCCCGCGCATTCGTCGCACAGTCCGTCCGTGGATCGAGCCGCGCTGTACTTCGCGACTCCGCAACTAGGACACCTTTCTACATTCGCCATTCTTTCCCCTTTCTGGAGCCTCTGAACGCTCCCGACGTGCCGCAGGTACCGCAAGGCACCCCGGCACCTCGGGAACGCTCACGCGCCATCCTCGCCCGTTTCCTCCATCACCTCCGGCCCGTAGATTGTGAACGCGATCCCCTCCGCATCCGTCCCGAATTGCTCGCGCTCCTCCTCCAGCTCGGCGGTGTAGTGCTCATCCGCTCGACGCATTGCGCCATTGAACGAAGGCACCCCCGGCGTCCGATCGCAGAAATGCATCAGGTCGCACAAGAGATCAGGCACCGCGTCGGCCAGCTCCGCACCCGTCGCGACCATGAACGCCTCCACCGCCTCGGCGGCCCACTTCGCACGGTCGTAGTTGGTCGGGTTACACATACTCCACCCCCGCCGCCCGCTCCTCCAGCTCGGCCGCTCGATTCTCCGCCGCCTCCGGGGTCACGAACATCCCCGCGAGGGGATCGCCCGTCACCTCCCAAGGGTCAAATTCGCGCAGCTTGAACCGGGGAATCCCGAAGTCAGAATCGGGGATCAGCTCCGCGATCCTCCAGCAAACATCCCCGCGCCTGGTCAACATCTCCACCACGACGAAACGACTCACACGCATCTCAAACCTCCAGCTCATGGATCAGCACGCGCACCACGCGCCGAACCGGGTTAGCAGCCGCCCACGCTGGCGTCAGCTCGCACGTCTTCACCAGCTGCCGCTCCACCATTTCCTCGCACGGTTCCACCTCGCACGAAAGCATGAACTCGCGCCCACTGTCGCGATCCACACGCACCACGCCCCACGCCTTCACCTCATGCATCGCCCACCTCCTCACGCACACGCTCAATCACCGCATGATCCGGGCTCGCGCATTCGCCCGTCCTCCAGTTGATTTGACCCCCGCACAGATCGCACGTCGCAGGCTCGTAAATGAACCGCCCCACCTCTAGCCCCTTGTCCGGCCCGTCGTCGAGCTCCACCGACAAGAACCACTCCCAATACTGCCGCCCGTAATACGTGACCGTGTGCGGGTCGCGGTACACCCGCCGCACAATCCCCCTCCCCTCCTCACGCTCCCTGGTAATGGGGTCGTGGTGAATCGTCACCGTGTCGCCTACGCGCATTTGGTACCTCCCGGCCGGTGATAGTCGAAGAATGGACGCCGCCCACGCACCAGCTCCGCACGACGACTCCAAGTCAGCCAGCGACACGCCACACGCGCCACCAGCTCCCAACGTGTCCGCATCGCAGCTCGCCCGCTGCGACACTCGAACACCCACCAAAAATCACGGTTCCGCATGCTCGAAACCCCCTTTCAATGACCTTTCCCTATTGAGGAAGATAATCCACCTCGCGATTAAAGGCAACTTTTCGCTCTTGATCGACACCTCCCCCCTACCCTATAAGTACTACTATGGGGAACATAGATACCCTTCCTGTACCATCACCTCGAACCCCCGAGAATGCCCCCTCCGTCGCCGTCCAAGACACTCCGGGCCAGCTGCCACCCCTCACCGCACAGCAGCTCGAAAGCCGCTCGAACGGCCGCAGAATCAACGGGGAGGGGACGCGATCCTGCCCGACCCCCACCGACGCCAAAAAGCGGCTCTACCTCGATGCGCTGCGCCAGATCCCCGTAAAGCGGCACGGTTGTGACGTCGCCGGGATCCACCGCAGCACGCCTCACGCTTGGGGGAAGGCCGACCCCGCCTTCGCCGAGCTGGAGGCCGCGGCCCTCGCGGATGGAGTCGAGCGCCTCGAAGCCGACATGTTCCGCAGGGCCAGCGGTGAGGAGTCGCTGAAACCCTCCGACCTGCTCACCATCTTCACCATGAAAGCGCACAAGCCGGAGCTGTACCGGGAGACGGTGGATCACCGCGTCATCGGGAAGGTGCAGCACGAGATCGTCATCGACCTGGCCCCACCTCCTGGCCCACCACCGGACGCACTCAACACGACGGCGGAGCTGGTGGCCGGTCCCGAAGCGGAGGAGTCGGGCGATGTGTAGCCGGCGCTCGTTCGTTTCGGTGGCGGAGCTGGTGGCCGGCGCGGTGGAGCTCGAGGTCGTGACGGCCGGGGGGGGAGGGGTCGGGGGGTGTGGCGGCAGCCGCAGGCTGTCGGTGTGGTACCCCTATCCCCACAGTCGCGAAACGACAAAAGGGATTTCATGTGGGACGGAGTAGAGCGTCGTCGTGGGGAGCGTCGGCGTGCCGACAGGCGTATTGCGGAGCGGGATGCGGGGGATGTTGCGGGGCGGGGTGCGGGACGGAAGCGGAAGGTGCGGGAGGCGATGCGGAGGGTATGGCTGGAGAGGTACGGGCACGAGTTTCCGTTGAGGGACGGGGATGACTAGGTTCGTTTTGAAGCACGGGTCTACGTGGCCGCAGAAGGCGTTTTGGGAGGACGAGCATCGTTTTCGGGCCTTTGTGGGGGGGTTGGGTAGTGGGAAGACGCGGGCGGGTTTGGTGGAGGTATTGAGGCAGCCACCGGGGGTACCTGGGGCGATCGTAGCGCCGACGTATGGGATGTTGAAGGACACGGTGGTGCCTACGATCGAGGTAGTGGCGATGGACTTGATTGAGGCGAAGAACATGACGGACATGTGGATTTCGTTCAAGAACGGGACGAAGTGTCTGTTGAGGAGTGGGGATGATCCTGAGAGGTTGAGGGGGCCGAATCTGGGGTGG